AATTACATTATCAGTTTGCGTATCTGAATTTGTAAGGTTAACAACTGCTGTTCTGTTTGGAGAAATAACTGCTATACAATCTTTTCTTGTATCGGTGATTGCAATTAATTTATTTGCTTTTGCTTGAGATTCTTCTTTTGTTCCAAGACCAGGACCCATGATTAGAAAATCAACATCAACTTCACTATCATCAAGGAATTTATCATAGGCAGTTGAAAGTTTTCCAAGAGTCGCAGTTAAAGATCCTGTTGCAGTAAGGTTTTCTCCACCATTGTAATTTTTACCACCTACAAGAGAGTAAGTAACATTTCCAACTCCTGTAAACGTAACATTCTGTGCATCCTGACCCCAACTTCCATTAGATAGTGTGATTGGAACAAAGTTGGTTGAAAAACCTGTCGCAGCAGGAATTGTATTATGGAATGCGTCAACTGCATCTGATGGACTTTTTCCTGCAAATACATATTCTGAATATTCTGCAAGATAGTTTTTATAATAAGTTCTCAGTGGAGAATTGACACTAGAAATAGTATCTTTTGCCTTCGATAAGTAAAGGAATTTTTCTAGAATCGTTGCTTGATTGCCCGTAATAGTGCCATTGTCGTCAACAACAACGACGTGAATAGCATCGTTCTTTCCATTTCTATCTAATGAATATGCATTAGATACAGGTCTTGGTGCTAATGATTTCCAGAAAATTGTTGCGTTAGAAAGACCGAGAGTTTGTTGGTCATACCAATCAACTGCGGTTACAACTGGAAGAACTCCAACTCCTTTTCCTCCTCCACCATCAGTTCCGACACCTGATGTATTTACAAATGTTAAAGTCTTACCAACGACAAAAGCAGCAGTTTCATTCCCTTGGGCATAAGTGAGTTGAGTTTCTGTGTTTCCAGTGGAAACTCTGCTCACAATCTTAATATCAATTGTGCTATTACCACCAGTCGCATCCGTAGACACACCAGTAACAATTGCTTTTACACTACCATTAAAAACACTAGTTGATCCACTACCAGCTAATGCAGTTGAAATACCAACAGTGACACCAAAACCAATTCTTGCACCAATTGCTCCTAAGTTTGTTGTTCCTATGCCGATTCTTTGGTCTGCTGCGTCGTCAATTTGACAAACTTTTATACCATTTGCCCAAGAACCTGGATTCTTAGCAGCATACGTGAAGTTCGTAGCAGATGAATAATTTTCATTATAGTCATCAGAACTTTTAATCTTAAGGGTGGTTGTGGATGCAATGCCAACACCAGCATTTGCATTTTTGAGATCATCATCGTCTGTGCGAACAACTCTTAGAGTTCCGCCATATGCCAGATATGATGATGCACTTAACCAATACTCGTAGTGTGCATCTGTGCTATATGGTTTGCCAAAAGTATTGAGAAGATCTGCTTCATTCTCAATAAGAGTGGGTTCTTCAATTGGACCCACAGAAAAAGGACCTGCAATACCGCCAACGGTAGGGTTTACATTATCAGCTCTCCCTACGGTTAAATCAACCTCTCTAATTCTTATACCAGGAGATAATTGTGGAGTAGCCATTCGTTTTTTCTCCGAGACCTTAAAATTAACTAAAACTATTTATTATTTTGCTTCTTTGAGAGGGGAAATTCTGGGTGAACACTACCAATCAGGATACTCCCAATTCAAATTTAATTTTTTTCTGGATTTCATGACTCGATCTGATGTGCATGATTTACATTCATAAGAATATGAGGAGGCAACTGCGCCTCTATCTTTATGTGTTCTATAAAATCCATCGGTTAAACTTTTAATTTCTCCACAGACTCTACATTTTCGTTCATTTAATAATAGATGCCCAAATTTAAATTGATCATCTAATTCCATTTATCGATACTCCCACATATAAGATCGATCACCATATTCATCAGCGAACCATCGATCACCATCTACATCAACAAATGACGTATTATTGTTTAAACCATCAGAAATAAATCCAAATGGTGCCATGTCCTGTTCAATTTGATTTTTTTGTTCATCATAAAGTCTTTTTCTTACATCTTGATCAGTGAGTTCCTTGAAATAATCCTGAGCAACTAACCAAGAATAAATCACCAAACACATTGCCAGGTCATCATTACATCCATCCTCTGCTTCAAATGAATTGTTTTTTTGAATAAAAGTGGTAAGTTCAGAAATAATATCATAATCATTAATAAAAAGTTTATCCTCCTCAATCATTGTTTTAAGATTAAGAGCACCAATCTTTTTGACCGTCTTTGACATTTTTACACCAAGTTGAGTTTTCTTTCCAGAAAATCCTTGACCAACTATTTGACCTGCCCTCCCTCTCATGGAACACATCAAAAGATTTTGATATTCTAAATCATATTGAAGAATCGATGCAACTTGATCACCAACATCATTCACCTCACACAAAATAAAAGCATTATTATAACTCTTTGCTATCTCATAAATCACTGATGGAAAAAGCATTGGTTTAATCTCATTGTCTCTATATTTTGCTACTATTTTATGTGGGAACGTTGTGATGTCAACAACCACAAATGCTGAATAATCATTACCAACTCCTCGTGCGACATCAACTGTTACCAGATAATCATTATCTTTTATTGGTTCTCTGTATACGTCTATTCCAGCGTTTTTCTTAATTGGATTTTCATATACAAGAGATCTCAATTTACTTGGTGCAATAAGAGTATCAACTGATCCCAGAAATTCACATTCAAACTCCACCTTGAATTGAGATTCTGAAGTGTTTGCGATAGTTTGTCTTTTCCATTCGGAGTCTCTTCCAGGAACTTCTGTCCAATGAACCTCCGTCGGAATATACTCATTGTCACCTCTCTCAGCATCATGCCACATACGATAGAAATGATTCATACCGTGTGGTGTTGAGACAACTATGACTTTTGTGCTTTTACCAGAAGAAATAGTAGGATAAACAGATGCAAAGAATTGGTCTGCAATATGGTTTGGAATAAACGCGAATTCGTCGAGGAAGATGACATTATACGAACCGCCTCGGACAGCACTTGCAGATGTAGAAGCTGCCAATATTTTACTGCCATTTTCAAGCTCCAAACTACCTTTATTCCAAGATATGATACCTTGTTGTAACCATTTTGGTAAGTTTTCGTAAGCAAGTTGTAATCTTCCAAGAAGATCTCTTGCCGTTGATGCTTTGTTTGCAAGAATTGCTACATTTGCATTGTCATTAAAAACTGCATAATGAAGTAAGTATGAAACAACAGTGGTTGATTTGCCAGTCTGTCGTGGCATCTTACAAATATTAAATCGATGATTATGAAAGTTTCGAATTAAATTTTCTTGAAATGGATACATTCCAAAAGGAATCAAACCTTCATCAAGAGAAACAATTTTTACATAATTTTTTGCAAAATAAACTGGGTCATCATTGCATTTGATAAATTCTTCAATTTGACTACCAGTGAACTCAATCGGAGTATTAGCCTTTTTGAGATTTGGATTACCAAGATATACACCTTCAACCATTTAATCACCTCTATACTTTTATAGAATCATCTTCATTTTCTTTTACTTAAAAGAGTCCAAAAATCTTTTTGTTTTGTACCGCCATCATATTCCCAAGCATATCCTTCGTTAATCATTTGATTATTAATTGATAATTCTTCGCCATTGATATACAAATGTCCGATGATACGACCATACTTTTCTGTGCTATCTGGAAGCTCAGTCTTGATAATAATATCCTTAGCACCTTCTAGATGCTTCTTCAACCACTCTTTCGATTCGAGTCCGAGTTTCTTTTCGTATTCGTCTTTTGTTCTGCTCTCAGGCGTGTCAATGCCCGCAAGGCGAATTCGCTTACTGAGAGAGATATCAAAACCAAGATCAATGTCAGCATCAATAGTGTCGCCATCTACTACCTTTGCGATTGAACGGATTCTGTAAATATAAGGGTCTTTATCCATTAGAAAGGAAACTTAAACTCTTTGGTATTTATTAGAATAACTTGATTCCAGGTATATCTTTGGGAATAGGAAGTTTTTTCTTCAGTTCATCTTTCTTTGCCTGAAGTTTGGCATCTGCCTTTGCTTTAAGTTGTTCTTTAACAATCTTTGTCACAAACTCTTCTGGACTATCTAAAAGTGCTTTTGTTTTTTCGTATATCACATATGCTCCGACACCGAATGCGGCATTGATGGATAGACTAACTGAGGCTAGAATTGTTGAGAGGTGTTTCATG